CGTGGTGCTGGCCGGAAGCGCGGTGCCTCCGAGCGATGTAATCGTTTCACCGAGATAAAGGGCGGAAGATGTTGTGGTCGTCGGCCCCAGAACGGAAACAACCGTGAGCGTGTTTCCGGTCGCCGTTGCCGTAAAGATAGTTGGCTTCGTATAACCGGGCGGCGAACCGATAGAATTATCAAACTGAGCTATCGATACATTCTCCAAATCAAGGCCGTCGGGAGGGCCAAAGCTTTGATTACCAATTGCCGTTGCGCGTTGTCCGGGGTAAAAATCTATGAACGGAAAAAGCTGCCCCACGAGAGTCAAGTTATGCACGGCCAATTGCTGTGTGCCGTTCATGTTGAGCATGTAAGGAGAGCCTTCGTTCGACCATCCGCTTGTAAAGTGATACCATGTCGTTCCGGTTCTCGTGCTCCCAACGCCATAATAATGGCCCTGCGGAGAACCCGATATGGCATTGCCGTTATAGGATTTCAGATTATTAACGACGCATCTGTCCGGCGCGTAGAGTTCGCCGTGTACATATCTTAGCTGGCTAAGAGCAGATTCCAGAAAATTCGTATCGATAGAGGCTGTCGAGAGATCGGCAGCATTCGTCGGATAGCCTCCCCAAATCACGCCTGTTGGCTGGCTATCCTGAGAACTGTTATTGGCGAAAGTCTGATTGACGTGCGCCACATTGTTGACGGTATCGACTGATGTAATCCACCAGTTGGGGGTAATACCATTCGCCGCCGTGCAAGGTACTTCCGCTGGGCCGCTATAGGCATTCGGCGTGTCATAGGGGCAAATGGGCGAGCCAACATCTCCGGCATGGCCGGGGCCTGCCGTCGCCGGATTGAACGTATAGCCGGGAACCGAAAAGGTCGTAGTACCGGCCAACCATGTTGGTGCGCCGTAATCCGGCGTGCCGTAACTGCTTGACAAGTAACCTTGACAATCGGCTCCAAAATAAGCCGGGTCGAGTTCGCGTTGCCGCGTTATCAGGTAATTCATATTGGCTGCCGGGAAAGTAGGCGTTGTTATGCTTACGCCGTAAAGCCCGTAGCCTTCCGTTTCAAGATTTGCCCATTGCCCGTTATTGTTATAGAAGCCTGTTGCTTCGTTACCGCCGGGAGGCGGCGTGTTAGCCGAAAGACAGGGAATAGATACCCCTAATACCGCAAGGAAAGCTGAGATTATTACTAGATTTTTCATTGAGCCGCCAACCAGCAAGCCGTACACGGCGCTCGCTCCGGCGCAAGAAACGCCCCGATGATAACGAGGACGCCAAGAATGGTGCAGATGATGAAGTGAGCGCGGGGGGTCACGGCAGCCGCTCCTTGAGATAACAGGTGTTGATGGTTCCGCTCTTATTGCAGATCATGACGACGCCGAAAGCCTCGTTGTAGGCGATCCACAATCCGAAGATGAGGGCGAGACCGGCGAGGAAGAGGAAGAAGCCGTTCATTAATCACCGACCCATGCCGAACCGTTGTAAAACACAGGGCATGTGACGCCGCCGCTCCCGGTGAGCGTACCTCCGGCAAGTGGGCATGAGGTGGTCTGATCCGTCACGTAAGCTCGCATTCCGATAATGCCGGTTGGCAAACCGCTGACGGTGTAGCCGCCGGTCGAAATCGGATTGGTAAACGCCACGTTGCCAGTTGTAGAAACCGTCAACGCATTCGCGCCAGACGTAGTAAGCTTTAGAGTATTCGCTGCCGATAGATAAATACCGTTTACCACCGTCGTATTCGTGCTGGTTCCGCTTAGTGCGAGATATTTTGCCGTAAGAGGGTCGCCGGATACCGGGCCTTCGCCGTAGCTAACGATCCAGCTCGTTCCGTTGCATGTCACATAACAGGTGTCGCTACCGCCGCTCGCATAGGTCGCGCCATTTACGCATGATGTGGCGTCGGAAACCTTAGCCGTATTCCATTTTCCATTCGCTATACATGACGGCAGCGCAACGCCAGCAGCCGAATAGATACTCGGCGTGTAAGTGCCGAGATAAAAGTTACTGCCGGTGTGAGTAAACGCATCACCGGTTGTCGTCTGGCTTGTGGCCGATCCTTTCAATGCGCCGGATTGAGAGCCAGCGTTATCATCGATTTCATAGTAATTGCCTGTATTTTCACTGCCTATAAGAACGCCACCACTAAATAATATTTCGGGAGGAGAAGCTTGAGACCCTGCGGTGCCGGGATTGACATTATTCCACTGAATGATGTTACCATTTGTTAGATTAAACCCCTGAATGATTCCCGACCCCAGCGTTATTGCTGGGCCGCCGTTAGCCTCAATCAAATTACCTTGCAGGACGGGTGCCTCAACGAAACCTATGCCGGAACCTCCGATTTGAATGCCGCCAGAACCATTATATTCGATGTCGTTGGCTATCCAGTTTTCAAAATTTATGTAGTTAGGCGAAGAGCTTCCTAGTGAATTAAATACCGCGCCATATCCGGTGAAATTAAATATATCGACTCGCGTAAGTGAGAGATTATCCCAATTCTTCATATCAATGCCGTCAGCACCACCGCCATCGAAACCATAACCCGCACCACCGTATACAGTCAAATCTTGCATCGCATCCGAAGCGCCAACGCTAAACGATGTACCGGCGGTGCCGGTAAAGTTTAACGCCCCAGCCGTCATTGCCTGTGTCAGCCACAATAGCTTCGAGCCGTTATCTGTATTGTTCTTAGAAAGGATAGTGAAGTTTTGTGCGTTGTTCGGCACACCTGCACCTGCACCAAACCAAATGATTGGGATGTTTTGCGGATGATATAGGGAACCCGTCAATATATAATCTTTGTTTTGGAGTTGGATCTTGCATCCCGCCGTCGAGCATGGTGCAGTAGTTAGCATATTCTGGAACGCTGTCTGATCTGACGCGCCAAAATCAAACTGCAGACCACTGGCAGAATTGACGACGCTGAAACTTGTGTTGACTGAAGTTGCCGAATTGTATGCCGTTATAGTTCCGCATCGCTGACCGCCTCCGGCTATCGCGCCAGTCGGGCTGACAATTCCCGCAACGCATATCGGATCGCCAGATACGGTGGCTGTAAAAGCCGCTGTCGCCGATGTAAGGGTGCTCGTCGGGTTGTCTATGCCGGATGTCCCACGATAATCTACAATAAAGGCAGATAAATCGAATGACGAATAGGTTGGGAAACTATATGTTGATGGTTCGCTCGCCCCCACCGCATGCCCGTAACAATTTCTATATTGCCCAGCATTTGCCGTTCCGGTTGGTTGAGCACCATTGATCCACGTCCAACTCGTAGAGGGGGGAGCCATTAGAGGATGAAATTCGTTATAGTTATTGTTGTAGAGGCTATAGCAAGCGATAAGATAATCGCCATTCGTGGTGCCGGTCGGCTTTGTCAAAACGAGAGGTCCATAAAAACTGGTAGCTGGAATATTGGTTGTCGTTGCGGCTATGAAAGTCGGGGACGTAGTGCTTGTCGGCGCGAGGGCATATGACCATACAAGCGATGAGGACGCAGTGGTAGTAACGCCACTCAAAGCGGGAGTCGCTCCAGCGGTTGTTTGTGTGTAATCGAGGGCGTAGAAGTTATAGCTGTTTGCCACAATGCCTGTGTTCACCTCCACTGTAGCTCCCGTTGTTGTCGGAGTCGTAGTCCAAGCTGCGCCGTACTGAAAGACATCCACCACTAAATCATTGTTCGTGATGGTCGTAACAGATGGGGCGGTTGCCGTAGTAGAGCTTGTATTGCTCAAGGTTGCGTTTGGCGCGGTGGATGTGTAAACACCATCAAATTTAAATTTTCCGTTTCCGACCGCGCCATAACTCTCAGGATAAACCGTGCTTGTGCCAGCACATCCAGCACATGGAGCAGAGGTACTTGTCAGTTGAAGATTGCTTATCGTCGTCGTCCCATTGAGGGAGGCGTTGCCGGAGACGGTGAGATTGAGCGCCGTCAGAAGGCCGTTATTGTAGCTGAGGGGGGATGTCGGATCGATGTAGAGCGTCGATTGTGAGCCGGTTCCCGTGGCAAAGGTCGGATAGGCCGTGCCGATGGTGTTGGTCGTGGTGATGGTGAGAGAGCCGCCGCCATTTGACCATTGCAGGGCGCAATAGGCGTTGCCTGATTTGGAGAGAACCTGCCCGGTCGTGCCTCCCAATGGCACGTAACACTCACGCCCAGGGTTTGAGGATTGTTGGGCATCGGCACTGGAGAGATTATAAAGGGACGCGGCAACCAGAAGCGCGACGAGAAAGACGGCAAGTTTTTTCATGGGGCTGGTTCCTTTTGGATTGCAGCGCCCATGATGGCACTCGGCGGATGGAGTATAGACGGGAAATAGCTGTTTTTCAAGCGCGTCCTCCCCATCTTACTGGCCTGTCTTCGGGGAGAATATGCTCGGGAAGGGCGCGGAGAGGTTTTGATGGTTTAACCGTTCCACCTTTTTTGTAGGGCTTGCGGATAGCATTCAATTCTCCCGGAATATCTATAGGCAACCCCTGCGCTCCTCTTGGCGTAACTTCGATAATACCTTCCTTGGTCGCCACAAAATTAGGACGCGGCTGATAGGTCAATTGTTTCGGCGCGACGTTGCCGGATGTTTTCTTGGTCGATTGCTTGGCGTTCGAAATCTGTCCCAGCAAATCGGGGTTCTGGCGAATCTGAGTTGCCGATGGCGCTTGCGCCCATCCTTCCGGCGACACCTCGAAGTCTGGTCTTGGCTGATAGGTCAACGCTCTTGCGTCCGGCGTAAATGTCTGATCGGAAAGCTGGCGCACTCCCGGATTGTAATTCGGGGGTGCATCTGAAGGTGCGGCCAACGCCTTTACAGGCCCGACGCGCACAGGCGGCGCTGGTAGCGCAAGAGATTGCCCCTCACCGCGCATATGAGCTTGCAGGAGATTTTCATAAGCCGCCTGCGCAAGATCATTCTTTGTCGAAAGCGGCGTATAGGTGTTTTGTTGTTTTACTGCTTGGATAGTCGCTTTTTCGGCATCGCTCAATCCGGGGTTGATAACATCGGCGAGGTTTCTCAGGGCGGTAGGAAGATGGCCGGTGGAAGTATTGGCGATCGCTTTCCCAGCCGATTGAAGGCGTCCGGTTGGCATGTTTTTCAAAACCGCCGCATCGAAAGATTGCCCCACATCATCGGGCAACGTGCGCCGCACGGCGTTATAGGAAGGAACGTCTTTCACGTTCTTGACGAGATTTTGCGCACGCTGCTGCGTGATGTCAGGCGTTTCGTCAAGATTTCCCTCGTCGACCATGCGCAGATTGTGCGCGTCTTCCGGCGACCACGATTTCAGCAAAACCTTGTTTTTCAGGAATGGCGTCGCCACGTTATTACGCCAGTAATTATCGGCAATATCAAGGGCCTTTTCAAAATTCGGCACTTCCTGCTTGGCCATGTTCAGGCCGGAATCGACCACGGAATTAAGCTTACCATAGGTCGCGGCTTTATCCGTCATGCGCGCTGGGTTGAAATATTTGTTTGTGAAGGTTCTCAAATCGAGCAAATCGTTGACGGGAACCGTCCCGTTATCAGGCAGGCTATCCCTGATGCGCTGAAGCGTACCGACCTGCGATTTCGCCTCATGCCACGGCGCATCGTTCACGTCCTGAATAACGGAATCGAGATGGCTTGCGACCTGCGGTGCGCTGACCGACCTTCCCTCGGCAAGCTGTTTCGGAAAACCGTAAAAAGTGTTGGCCTTGTCGATCGCCGCATTGAAAGAATCGCTGATCCCCCTCATTGCAGCCATAGGGTCATAAGCGGCAGCTTTTTTCGGAAGCATGTCCATCAAGTTGGCAGCCATTGTCTTAACAGTAGGGATCGTGTTTTCGCCGCCGCCCAGCAAGAAACTTGCGGCAGATCCCACGCCGCGCTCTGCGGCATTTTGCGGTTCCGGAAATAAGCCGGTAGCAGAAATCATCCCCTGCACAGCATCCGTTGGCATCCCAAGCTTCGGTATATCTGTGCCAGAAAACTTGTTAATTTCTCCAATGCCACTATTGATCGCCCCATTAACAATATCTCCAGCGCCAGCAACAGCCAGCGGTACTGCCCCGGCAAGATCGCGCCCCGCCAACCCAACTTGCCGAAACAATTCTTCGCCCGGAAGCTGTGCCGTAGAAGATTGAGGTGATGCGGATTGAACCGGACTCGCTACGCCAGCGAACGGATCGGCTGAGTTTGCGGAAACCGGGCTTGCCACTCCAGCAAATGGATCATCATTAGCCATCAGTGCTTAATCCTTGGAACGCCATCCGGCCCCATGAATTTAGCGCCAGAAGGCAATGATTTGAAGCCGGGATCGTCCGGGCTTGAAAAAGACGGCAATTTCGGTTGCGGCGCTTGGGTTGCACCCTGCGCAGACGATTTTGGCGCGGGCGCATTATCGGGCTTGCCGAATATCTGCTTTCCCTGTTCCGCTGCCGTCAGGTATTTTTGCGGATTAGCCAGCGCGTCATCCATCGCCGATCGCAACAGCTTCACGTTTTCCGGGTGATAGAGAACGACTCCGGTTTTTGGATCGGTCGTTGTGATCGGATAGATGCTTTTCATGGCATCGTCCAGCGTATAAGTGTTTTGATCGGTGATGCGGTTCGGGCTTAGTTGCCGGTATTTTTGCGCAAGTTCCTGCCCCGTCAGGTAATCGGTAACGCGCCCGCGAATATCGTTTACGATGTTCTGGTTGACCTGTTGCGTCTGTCCGAGACCCGGCTTGCTGGCCAGAATAGTTTGCAAGCCCAGGACGCTTCCGCGCATTCCCGGCATGTATTGAAACTTGCTCAGTTCTGTTGCCAGCCCTGATGTATCCTTATCAATATTGCCTGCCGCGTCGGCCCATTCGCTATCCTTCCCCGTGACGCCCTTGATGACGGGGTTCAGGTTTTGCATTACAGAACCGATGGCACGCCCGGTTAATCCTCCGGTGGGCACCTTGTCGAGATTCGGCTCTATGTTGTCGAGATAATCGAGAATGTTACGGGCAATTGGGCGGTTGCTCATATAGGCTTGGCGCTGCTTCGAGTCTTCCTGCGCCAGTTTTGCCATCACCATCTTGTTCGCCGGCGGCACGTCGAATCCGAATGCCTGCGACGGCTGCGTTGGCTGTGTCGCGCCGGAACCGACAGTAATATCGCCGCTGTCCGGATCGACGTTTCCGACATAAGACGGCGAACCGTTATTTGGCGGAGGCTGCGCGGCAGCGGACGGCGCTTGCTGGCTGGGCGCGCCCTGCATATTCGAATACATTGCCATAAGCTGATCGGTCGGTATTTGCGAAAGGTCGGTCACTGGATCGCTCCCCGCCGTAAAAGTTCAGCCCGAATTTCATCCGGCGTCGGAACGGCTGATTGCTGAGCCAGTGGAGCCTCTCCGACAAGCGGGGCGTTTGCATTCTGCGCCTGGCGCGGTTTTTCTTGCTGCTGGGAAGCCAATGTCACGGGCTGCACGTCGCCGGTACGGCTGTTGATTTTAACCCAGTTCCCTTGCGCGTCCTGCTTTAATTCCCACTTCCCGTTGTTCTGGGCATCAACTTGAGCCTGGTTCAATCTTTGTTGATATGCGGCAGCGCGGGCGGCGGCGGTATCCGCATTCTGCTGTCCAATATCTCCCTGATCTGCCACGCGTTGTCCGTAAATCTGGTTTCTCTGTGCCGTGTTCTGCAACTGCCCCTGATGCCAGCTATTTGTGATGGCGAATTGCAAAGCCCTTTGCTGCTGCTCCGCAAGAGCGCGTTCATTTTCCATGCCAGTCGTCGCATAATTACCGAAGGCCTGCCCCAAGGCCTGCGCACCGGAACGCGCCGGTTGCAGGAAGCCGGATGCCATCGACAAAAGTTGATAATTGCGCAGCTTTTGCGGGTCGAGGCCGGTTTGCGGAAAACCTGCCGATAACGGGCTTTTCATGCTGCCTGACATCGAATACGGATCGCCGGGAACTTGCATTTCGCCGCCAGCCAAGGCATCGGAGATCGTGCCGTGTTGCTGTTCGGGCGGCACAAGCTGGTCGCCCTGCACTTTCGGAATGCCTGCCGTGGGAATATCCGGCAAAGGTTGCATGGCGACCGGCGGCGGCAAGACGCCAGAATTATCGATCTGTCCGCTCATCAACCGGCTGATGACGCCGTTCAGCGCATCGTCCGAAGGATCGTCTGGAATCTGCCCCCCGTCGGCGTAACCTTTCACGCGGCCGCCCATCATATAGTTTTGGATCAGGCCGCCGCGCTTCGCGCCGGGAATAGACGAAGCGCCGATAAGCGACCCCGCAAGAGACGAAAGCGGAGATACGCTGCCGACTTGATTGGTGGTGGCGGGCGTCTGTCCGGCGGTTGTGGATGATGAGCCGGTCGTCGGCAACCCGTTGATAATGCTGTTCAGGAAGCTTTCCTGCGTCTCGGGCCAATTGACCTGATTCTGGAAATTAGAGATTGCTGTGTTGATGTTCTGCTGGTTAAGCGCCTGCTGCTGCTGGCCGACAGCCTGCAATGCGGAAGCGCCGGCAATGCCGGTATTTTGTACCGTGTTCGCTGTACCGGCCAGATTGGTCGCTGCTGCGCCTTGCGCACCAGACTGCGTGGCGGCGAGATTGCCGAGGCCGGTGCCGATATTTTGTAGGTTTGCGGCTTCCGATGCCGCTGTTGTGCCTGCCGTGTTCCCGGCGTTTTGCAGGATACCGGCCTGTGTGGCAGCCTGATTTCCGGCTGTCGTGTATCCGGATTGCAGCGCATTGGCGATATTTGCGGACAGGCCGGTCTGAAAATTCCCGGCATTCTGCGCCAGCACTTGCGCGTTGCGGCCCGACAATCCTTGTCCTGCCTGCACAAATTCATTGTTCACTCCCGGCATGATATTCTGGTTCCAGTTGTTCAACGCCTCGTTCTGGATGCCCTGAACCACGTCGTTCGTGTAAGGCGACATATAGGCGGAAATGCCTTGCGGAGTGGCCGTATTGACGGCGGCATTCGTGTACGGAGCGGCGGCCGCTGCCGGATTATACATTGCGGCGGCTTGCAGGAAAGGAGAACCGGAAGAGGCGATATTATTGGCGCTGTTCGCCCCCAGAAGCGACGAAAGATTAGCCGCCTGCCCTTGCGTGGCCGCCGCGCCGCCGGTTCCGTTGCCAGTCAGGTTTTCGATGTTTGAAAATGCAGCCGTCTGATCAGGCGTAAACCCGGCGACTTGCTGCCCCGGAAATTGCTGATAAGGCTGCGCGGCGCTGGTCGCGGCCTGCCCGAGCAAATTCGAGATATACTGGACATCGTAGGCCGGAGCCTGCTGGATGACCGTATCCGTGTTGTTGCTGGTCGTATTCGAGGGAGCGCTTTGCGCGCTGCCGCTGCCTCCGCCACTCATCTAGCCCCTCCCGATATATTCGAGGGGCGACTTGGCGCGAGGCGGAAAATCCGCGCCTTTGCTTGTTTTGTGCGCCCTGACTGCGTGAACCATCTTGTCGAGTTCCTTGCCGCCGGCCTTGGATGAGCCGTCACCCAATGCACTGGTAATATCGGCCGGAACCACATATTCGTCAGCCGACAGCTTGGCCGGAATTGCGTCATCCTGCCCCTTGCCGGGGCCATGTACGCGACCGGGCGGCGTTCCCTTGATATGCTGACGTAATGCCTGTCCAAGCTTCTGCCCCATCTGGAATTGCGCGGCTTGCGCATGCGGATCGGGCCTGCGCGCCATTGGCGGAGGAGCCTGCATCGGCATGGGGGATGCGCCCATTTGAGGGGGCACACCCGTCGGTGGCTGCATTGGCGGATTTATGCCTCCCATCGCGAACTTGCGAACCGGCATTTTAGACATCGGTATTTGGAGGGCTGCAATTGGCCTCACATGGCCCCCCGGCGCAAAATGGCGAACCATTCCGCCCTGCGCCAAGGGCTGAATTTGCTGTGCGGGCGAAGAATAAGTGATCGGCGTCGAAGTCGGCGTAAGCGTGCTTTGCACCATGGGCGTTTCAGGGCGCAGCCCGTAGCTGTACCAGCTTCCCTGATACGGAGTTTGTGTCACATTGGCCTTATATGTCGGTAATGACGATGTAAAGCCGGGATTGGCCGCCGCTACGTTACCTGCCGTTCCCGTTACGCTGGTGGGGTTGCTGCCGCTCGGCATGAACGCGCCGAGAACGCCAAGCCCGAGACCTGCGGGCAGCAAATAATCGCTCAGACTGTTGCCACCCGCTTTCGAGGCAGCGCCCGATGCCGCCGTGTTGGCCGCGCTTGACGAACCGGAGCCGTCGCCGAATGGGTTCAGGCTGCTTAAATAATCGCTGATGCCGCCGCCGGAGCTTCCGGACGATCCAGCGCCGGGAATCTGCACACTGGACGGGATGGCGGATGCCGGCGTTCCCTGCATGCCGGAAAGAGAGGGGGTGCCGAGCAAATCTCCCATACCCGCCTGATCGGATGTATCGGCAACATCAAGGGGATTGATAATATCTCCGGCAGCGGTACCAACATCCGCCGCAGGACTTAGCAGCCCCGAGAGAAATCCTCCGGCGAGACCGCCGGCCCCACCTTCCAGACCGCTTACAAGAGGGTTGCCGCCGCTCAGGGCCGCGCCGCCAGCGCCGCCAGCCGCGCCCAATAGTGCCGGAAGCGCAAGCGACATTCCGCCAGTTTCAGGTGCAAGGAGCATCCCGGCTCCCGCGCCCAAAGCGCCGCCGATGCCTCCTCCACTCATGTCATTCTCCTGATTTGCTTATGTTTGACGCGCCAGTAACGAATCGGTGTCTTTATTGCGTTGCGGAAGTCGGCGCGCAGCCGCGCCAGAATCCGCAGCCCGTCGCGGTCGCAGAAAAAGTCCACGATCCAGGGATTGTTGCCGGATCTCCAGTCGCCGTCTTCGATTCCGCCGGTTGCCTGATGCGCGCCAGATTTTCGATCCATGAACGCAAAAGTCAGAAAGCCGCAAATATCAGCGCCGCGCAGGAATACGATGATCTGTTCGAGAAACAGCGGCCGCAGCACGCGGCGGCGTATCTCCGCCATGTCCCATTTCGCGCGATGGGGCGATGCGTAAATCAGATTGTAGATAGGAATAAAATCGCTCTCCGATGCGATGCGCCAGCGGTAGGAATTCATGCGACAATCCAAGCATTCGTTGAATGCCCGATTATCTGCCCGTGCGTGGCCGACAGAGCTTTCGGAGAGAGGGGGATAATATCAAAAAACAAGGCTTTACGTCAAGCGTTTATGCGTGGCTGCCAAATGCAAGAATAAAAGCGGTCGCCCACTCCCGCCATGACTTGAACCCCTCCGAACGCGGGGTATTGTATGTTTGACAGACCGAGCTTTGGCTTACCTGATCGGCATAGCGCCGCCATTCGGTTTCCTTCGGGGCTATCGGCTGAATGTCTATGTCGGGCCGTGTTTGACGCAGCGCAGCAGCCCATCTATCGAATGTCACTGTATCTGTGGGCTGCGTAATCATTCACATGGGCTGCGCATCGCCAGGGCGGAAATACATCATCGGCTGCCCCATAATGAAATATCCCCCCTGTTCGTTGGCCTCGATTTGCCAACGTATATATCGTCCCTGAATCTGGGTGTCGAAAAAGTTATTGCTTGCTTGTTTTGGTATAGTTACTTGCGCCGCCAGAGCATCCGCATCTCCGGCGTAGGTGCGCGTAAAAATCGACATCAAAAGATTGTTATTGAACAGATAATCATGCTCGAACCCGCATAGTTGAGTCCACCGCGAGTCCCCCGGTATAAACGGAGCGCCGAACGCCGTCAGGCCGCCTCCTACAATCGCAAGATCGGACGATTTGGCATATGAACGGATTGCCAAAGTCTGGTTGCCGCGTATGAAATCGGTTCCATACTCGTGCTGGTAAACGGGAAAAACACTGCCGCTATTCTGGCCGATGGGAAGAAGGCCGAGCGCCGAAGACATGATCGGGTATTGCCAGATTTTGGCGAAGTAGGCGGTCGAACGGCCGTCCGCAGGAAGAAGGGTCGAGTACCACGTTTGCTCTACCACATTATAGACCACCGCCCAGTTGCATTCGGTCGCACCGAACAGCGGAAAGCAGAACCATATCTCGTGCCAGCGCGGTATCTTGAAGGCGAACGCTTTTTGCCGGACATTGAAATTCATGTTTTTGTAAACGAAGTCGAGACATAAATTGTTCTGGAGTTCCTGTAACACGCCATTGAAGACAAGGAAACGGTCGATGCCGGGCCAGTAATAAATGCCGTCATACTCGACGACCGCGCTACTGGAGAGAATCGAGCTTTGATCGGAAATCGTGTTGAATTGCCAGATCACATCGCCGCCGACGAACGACATCTGGATCAGGCTGTCGAGCGACCAAAGAAGGCACGACGGCGAACTGGAGCCGCCGCGTATCGAAAGACCCTTGACGATTTTCGTGGCGCAAACATTCGCCGCGTTAGCGGCGGGAAACAGATTGGGTTGGTTTAATGCCGACCAGATGACGAGACCTCCGCTTCCATAGCCGATCAGGTACGGCTGCAAGGAAACAATGCCGCCGTCCACGGTAACGGTCGCCGGTGTCGGCGTGGCATCGTCGACCGCCGCCGTCAGCGGCGACGTGCCGTTGATATCGCCGTAATAAATAGGGGCCTGAACCATGCTGTCGATGGCTGCAAGGTTCGGCGCGCCATGCGCTATGATATCGGAAGCGAGACTGCCGTTCTCGTTGTAAAAGCTATCCAGCTGCCAGACATTATTCGGGCTGGCGGCAAATCCGGCAGGCGTGATATCGACCGGCGTATTGCCGAATCCCTCCGTCGTGAACTGTCCGACGACAAGCTTGCTGGCCGAGCCGGAAAACAGGTTGATAAATCCGGTGCCGTTCAGTTCAGCGAACAGACCGCGCGACGGCTCGTCGGGATATGTTTCCGACATCGAGCGGTAGCCGCCCATGCTACGCGGCAAGCCTCGGTACATACGGCACCATAGACCGTCGTTCCAGTAATTGCCTTCGGTGTCGGTTCCATCGCGCTTTATCCCCGACTGAACGCGGATGGGAAATATTTTAAGGGATTCGGCCATTCTTTACTCGCGCGGCATGGCGCAATGAAGAAATAATCCACCTGCGACGATCAAAGCAAGAATGATAAAAACAACCAGCATGTTAACCTCATTGAATCCATTCGATCACAAGACCTCCGGATGCACCAGTCGTGGTGCCGTTCCCGCCGCCGCCCCCAAATCCTGATCCGTTTGCATTCGGAGAACCGCCGCTACCGAAAGGATTGCCGCCGCCGAGGAAGCCGGCAGATGCACCCGGAGCGCCCGGGCCAGATCCAAGCGATAATGTGGCATTTGTGCATGTTCCGGCCTGGCCTCCTGAATTTCCGCCTTCAATGCCGCCGGACGCCGTTACTGTCGTCGCGCCTATCTGAAGGGTGGAATTGCCCCCATTTCCAACCGAGCCGCCACTCCCGATTGTAAGCGCATAAGTCGTTGTAGCCGACAGGCCGTTGATGAAATAAACGCATGCAGCCCCGGAACCTCCTGAACCATTCCCTGTTCCGCTGCCGCCGCCGCCGACCAAAGTAAACTTGAAATTCGTCGCTGAAGTAATGCCGGAAGGCGACGTATAATATGGGCCTGTTGTTAAGGCGGCCAATTGATACTGTTCCGGTACGGTTATTCCCTTTGTTGTTTGAAAGGTTGAATCCGGAAATTCAAAGCCGCTTGTAGTCGAGTGAATGGCTCCCGCTACCGTAAGGGCTTGATCCGGTGACACTGTGCCGATTCCGGTGCTGCCGGTTGAGGTAATTCTGACCGCATTCGCGCTGCCGGTGTTAATCTCGATATTGTTGGCCGCCGGCAAGTAAAATCCATTTGCGGGACCGCTTCCCGTGGTGGCAGTCAAGCCAAGGGCGCCATTAAGATTAAGGCTGCCCAAAGTCGTGGTGCCGCTCAGGGTGAGCGATCCGGTCGTTATCGCTCCGAGAGACGTGATGTTCAATTGCACGGCGATTGGAAGAGTCTGGCTCCACGCTGGAACACCAGTTGTGCTGCTGATAAGGGCGGAATTTGCCGCCGTTGCAGTGACGCCCAGAGCAGACGTCCCGTTGCCGAGAATAATTCCGTTCGCAATGAAGCCCGTCTCACCAGTTCCTCCGTAGGGAACGGTAACCGGAGTTCCGTTCCATACGCCAGTCGTAATCGCGCCACCGCTGCTGACTTCAAGGGCCTTGGAAGAATTGGTGCTGAAATCCAGTGTATTGGCACCCGAAAGATAAACGCCGTTCGCGGGTGTGGAGGCAGTCGAGGTAAGTCCGATTGCGCCCGCCACATCGAATTTGTCGGTTGGCGCAACGCCGACGCCAACTCCGCCGGCAGCCTGCGGCAACAATTCAAGGCTGACATTCGTATCGGTTCCTGCCGCCGCCAACTCGACCGGAACGCCGGTCGCGCTCCCGATCAGACGCCAGTAATTGACAGCGTTTGAACTTCCTTCGAATTGCCCAGACTCCCTGCCCGCCGAGGCGAACCCGCTTTGGTTGGTATTCGGACTATAAAGCCCCGTATTCAGGTTAGTCGTCCACGCGAGCGTCGGGGCTGCCGCCGAGCCCGGATTGAGCACCACCGAATCGCTCACCACATAGGTAAAGGCGTTCTGCATGTTGGTGCCGTTGCAGTAGAAGATCGAATTGGCCCCTTGCGGCATGATAACCGGCGTCCCGCCGGAAGTCGTCACCGAGACCGTATAAGGGCCGGTCGTCTGGTTCGACATGAAATAAAGCTGCACGGTGCTTGGCAGGATGATCTGTATATTCCCCGTCAGAGCGCCGGTGAATTGCTGAATGATGTTCTGCGCCTGCGCCGAGGTTTCGGTTACGTTGCTCGATCCGGCGACGTTGAGATTGAGCAGCGTGACGGCGAAATTATTCTGGATTCCCTTGCCTACCGTCGTCCACGAACTGCCGGAATCGAGGATAAATGCCGATTGGGTCGGCTGGAATGAACTGCTGGAAGCTCCGTCGATCTGATCCGATCCGTTCGGCACGACCGTCAGGGTGCCGGAGCCGTTATTCGCAACAGCAACAAAGAAACCATTTCCGGCGCTCGCCGCGCTCGGCAGCGAAAATTGGCCTGCGCCGCCGGCCCATACGTAAAGTTGGGCGCGGCTGGAAGTTGTCAGACTCGTATTTGTGCTGACAATGTTCGAAGTCGGATTGAGATTGAGGGTGCTGGACAGCGCCAACAATCCGTACCCGGCAAGCTGAGAGGCTTGCGCCTGCGAAGTACCGCTACCGAACTGGACGATAAACCAGCCTCCTGCCTGCGTGGAATTTGCGTCTTCGAGTATGTACCAGCTTTGACCGGCCGCTATCGAGGCGACCGTATCGCCGTCGTAATCGGTGACTGTGAATGTATTGGAGCCTGGATTCGATATGATCGTATCGAAGCCTACGCTTTGCAACGTAGCGTCCGGCAGCGAAACATCGAGGCCGGTTGTCGTCGCGGTGAGGCTCATGAACCGCGCGGCGGTGCTGGTTTGTGCGCTTGGGAATTGCGGCCAGCTTAGCGCCAGATTGGCGCCGAACGAATAGGCGGCGTAGGAAACGTCGCTGGGATTGACGGGGCTTCCTCCGAAGACGGAAGTAAAGCCGGATGCTCGCGCCACGCCGGCGAGACACACAAGAATCAGCAAGGCGGCAAGGGATTTTTTCATGTCGTCCTCGGCGGTGGCGGTGAAATGGCGGTCGGCGGCGGCTGGTTCATGGGTTCGCCTGTAATCTGGCCCGTATCGTATAACCCTTCAAGCTCCATCATCTGGAAAGCCTGTTTCGCTTGCGCGTACATCGATTGCCATACCGGAATGCGCTCGTCCGTCTTGACGAACGGAATGGCCTCCATGAGACAGGCATATAAGAGCAGATCGTAAGCATAGGTGGTGAGCCAGTTTGTCTGATTTTCATCATCGAGAAAAGAGAGGCTGCCGTAATAATCGATCTTGAACGGATAGGCTCCGGCGGGCGAAGGGCCGATCAGCCAATGCTGATAATCTGCGTCGGCATAGTAAAACTGCTCGTTTGCAGGGTTTCCCTGCGCCGTCGGATCGGGATAGACGCAACGAATGTATTCGTAGGTGCGCTCGAAAACCGGCGTATGCGTGTTGTTCCCGGCACCGGTTCCGATGTAAAACCCGATAGTTTTGCGCCAGTCGGACGGTTTTGCCATGATGCCGCTCGATTGCGCGGTGCCGTCGAAATTACCGACTACTTCCTCCCTGAACCCCAGGATTTTCATTTCACGCGGAATGCGAAGCTGCGCGAGCAAAATGAAACGCGGAATCTGATTGAGGATATTCGCATCCTGACGCGCGAGATACGCCTCAAGATCGGCGACCAAAGTTGTGTATGTAGCCGCTGCCACCATTATCCGCTCATGCCCCCGGCCTGCACGATAATCAGCGTCGGTTGGCCCGAACTCCACGCAGTATTGTAAAGCCTGATGCCGCGCACGGGCGCATTGATCCAGTCGGAAGAATTTGACGTAATGCCGGTGAGGATCGGATGGTCTTGCCAGACGGCATTCGTGTTCCAGTCCGTCGCATAACTGTCATAAGGATCGTCGTAGGTGTACTGCACTTTGCAGGTCGCGGATGCTCCGGATGGAAATTCTATGCTCAGCCCGATATTGGCCGGGGCCTGATGATAATCCATCACCGCGGGCGAACTTGCTCCGGTTGCTGCCGGGGCCGTCAGTACGATAGGTCTCATGTCTTTCCTCCTGTTAAAGCGATACCCAGCCGAACGGCGTATCGATAAGCATAATCGAGCCGCCATTGGTATACACCTGATTTAATCCGATGACACTTCCCGAGAGCGGGACGGCCGTAATAGGATAAGGATAAGCGCCTCCTGCTGGCGCGTTGAGGCCATATTGATCCATTATAAAGATAACCGCAAAAGAGCCGATAGCAGTAGGTATCGGTTGTGTTTTATTGCTTGCCGTGGCGCTATTCCATAGATTAATGGAATTGAAAGCTGCCGTTGCGCCGGTCGCTCCGGCTTCTATTTGTACGGCCGAGGTTATGCCGCCGCCGCCGGACGAGATGACGTTCCTCAGCGGCGTTTTTACGTTCGCGCCATTCTGGACAAGCGGAATTAATTCCTGCAACGACAGCGGCAACATCGCCGCTGGCATCTGGCTGATCGTTTCCCCCGGCAACGGAATGGTGCTCGGCGATATCTGGCTCGGCGCGGCCATTATTGCATCCCTATTCCGGCTTGCTGGTTCTCAAGCCCTATCGACCCGCTGCCGTCCTCAAGCATGATATATAATCCGCTGCCGCCGTAGAAGGGCGAACCGGGAGGTGCGCTTTGGGTCAGGTCATAATAAGTCAGGTTCTGCCCGTTGGTGCCGATGAAGGTGTCCGGACGTGGAAAACGCAAGGCAATGGCGTCAGGCTGGATTGCGGGAAGACGCCATGGATTGAGAGGATCCCAGCAATCATTGCATACGCGCAAGCCGGGGCTGTTGCCGTCGGCACGCAGTTCCATATATGGTTTCTTGAAATTGCACCGGTCGCATATCGCTATCGCGGCTTTGCCGGAGGCCCACATTATCGGCTCCTCGTATAAGGCGTAAGGTTGACTTCATATAGCACGGGCGAATTATCGCGCTCTTCCGTCCAAGCCAATTGCTGCGCCTGCGCCGATTTTTGGGCGATCAGCGGAATGCGCTGCAACTGCACTCCCTGAAATTCATGCGAACAGGCCTCGGCCAAAGCCCAAATAATCGCATCAGTCCATCGATCAGGAATTTCCAATTGATTGGTAAACGTGCCGACATCCTGAATCTGCCTGCGCGCCCAGCAGATCAAGGTATTGAAGGAATACCCGCTGGGCGGCCATAGCCACGCCTGCGGGACGATCTGGCGGTCGAACCAGTATTGCAAGGGGCGCTGGTTGCCGGAGACGATATTCTTGTTCGGCAAATTCTGGTAATCATCTGCGTTGCTGCGGGCGACGGTTATTTCGTTTGCGGGCTGGCCGAACACAAGCTCGGTAATATTCAGCGTTCCGCCGCCTGTTTCGCGCAGGCGCCAGTATTGGGCCGAGACAGGCTGCGGAATATCCTGCCAGTACCACACGCCCTGCTCATAGGTGCCACTGCCAAACGTGCCGGTCGTTCCGCCCCCGGTGGAGGCCTGAGCGATTTCCGTCCACGTCAATCCATCATTCGACCATTCATAAACCGGGTTAAGAGTCAGTGTTGCCGCAGGAAGAAAACCGACCGTCGGTATCGTGACCTGCTGGCCAAAATTATAGCTGATATTTCCATTCGGCGCCGTCTGTGCGCAGGCGGTTGCAAGGTTCTGGTCGAAAGCGTTAGCGGCGTTACCTCCAGCGCTTGAGGATGCGGTACCGCCAGAAGGCAACACATTATAGCGGTACAGAACCGTCCGCAGATCAATGGTGCCGGCCGGAAAAACCAGAAGGTTTTGCAGAAGATTGAGGCCGAGAACGATCTTCTCGACCGTCCATAGCGGCGCGCCGCGATTGCACAGCGACGACAGGATCAGGTAAAGATTCGTTCTCGAGGTGAACAGTTCTTCGGAATTAAGCGAACCCGGCAGCCGTCCGCAGCGCCGCGCGGCCTGCTCGATGATATCTTTCACCAGAATGACGGTCTGGGATACGGTTCCGCTTGTGCTCACGCCATGTCTCCGCGTGGCTTATCAGCGAGAAGCCACCCTTTTCCGTTTGCGGGCCGGTAGCTTGCCGATCTTGCGGCCCCTGTCTGCGTTCACAAATTCCCGCGCAACCTTTAGCGAGACGCCACGCCGCTTGCGCACCGCCGGATTTTCTTCCATTTCATGAAAAAAGCGGTTCTGGGCGCGGGAGAGGGACGGCATCAGACGCAACCGCCCTTTTTCATGTTGTGGATATGAAATCCATGCTTATCGTACGAACTGTGCGAATCGTGCTTGGGATGATCGTCGTGCTCGATCCTGCCGCCATGCGCGTAATTCTTTTTGTGTGCGCGACCGCCTTGCTTCATTTGCGCCACCGGCATCGCAGCGGGTCCATCCATCTGATCGATTGAGCCTGTGGGTTCGGTTCCTGCATCAGGCATGTTCTGGCCGCGCGGAAAACCCGGAATGGAAGGACGATGCTCTTTCGAGGTGTTCGCCGAACCTGTAAAACCGTGCTCTTTGGGGAATTTATGGCCGTGTTCCATGATATGCCTCCTAAACCTGTGCCTGTCCGAGAATGGCGGCAACCGTTGCCGTTGGGCCGCATTGAGTTGCGGGCGTGATCTGGGAAAGAATCAATCTCTTGGTTCCGTCAGAAGCCCCGCTTGGCGCGTAGGTGCCGCGCACGTCGCCCGTGGTGGTGGTTGCCGGATTGGTCGCATCGGCCACTACCAAGGTGCCGGTGTCGTTGCCAAGAGTAGTGATGGCCGTTCCCCATTTCACGCTGGCCATATAGACGCCGTTGGTTAGAGCGACAGGCAGCCCGAATATATCCGCAGAACCGGCAGTAGCAGTAGTCGCCACTGCGCCTGATGGCGTTATTGAGGTAACGCTGTAAAAAGCCTTGGTTGTGGTCGCAGCCGCGCCCGATGCGCCGGTGAGCGCCTGCGACATCGGCTGGCCGTAAATGTCATAACCCTTGATGAGGAAATTGATCCCCGTATCGTTGCCGCCGCTTGTCACGGTGACACAGCGCGCCACATCGAATGTATAACGAACGGTTCCGGTCGGATCGGTCACAGCCGTAACGCCAGTGCCGGCCGAGAGCGTCAGCGCCGACGAACCAGGCGTCTGCGAGGCCGCAAGAGCCGTGGCGTTCTTCGTTAGGGGCTGAATATCGTAATAGAAAAACCGCCCCATCGGGCCTAGACCGATGCCGCCATACCCGAACGGAAACGCCTGGCGCCCGAAGCCGAAATTTGGAAATCCCTGGGTTGATTGACCGAAATTGGCGTTGCCGAGGTAGAGATCGTCGGAGAATTGCGTCATGGGTTCATCCTAGAATTGCGTTGCGCCGAGAATAGCCGAGCGCGTTGCGCTCGCCCCGGTCTGGGCAGCCGAAATTATCTGGGCGAAGACAAGGCGCTTGGTGCCGTCGGATGCGCCAGTCGAGGGGGCATATGTTCCGCGCACGTCCCCGGTCGTCGCGCTTGGCGTTGTCGTGACGCCAGTCGTCAGCGTCCCCGTATCCTTTGCCAGCGTATTGTTCCACTGAACGCCCAAGGCGTAGGTTTTATCTTTCAGGTAGAACGGCAATCCGAACACATCCCCAGTCCCCACGGTAATGGTCGAGGACACGCCGGCGCTCGGCGTAATCGACAGAACCTGCCACCATGCCTTTGCGCCCGATGCCGTGCTGTTCGAGGCTCCGGTGACGTTCTCGTGCATCGGCTGCCCGTAAAAATCGTAGCCGACCACATTGAAGGTAATGCCCGTGTCGTTTCCGCCCGACACAAACCGCAGGATGCGCGGAACGTCAAGCTGCAACACAGTCTGGCCGTTCACCGTCGCCGTGGTTACGCCGGTTCCTGCCGCCAACGTCAACGCGGCGGTGCCGGGAGATTGCGATGTGGCAAGGTTATTGGCCAGAAGCGCAAGGGGAACAATATCGTAAACGAATACCCGACCCACTGGCCCGACGCCAGTGGTGACGGCCCCGGCATTAACGCCGCCCTGAACAGCGACATCGTTACAGGCTAGATAAGTGTCATCTTGCAAGGGCATTTTACTTACTCCCGAATGACTGTTAAGTCATTGATAAATAACGATCTATGACCCCGGCGTCCAAAAGGCAGAGCGCCAATCAGTGAACCCGACATCGTACCGCTCAATCGCCTTATAGCGCCATGAGTCGGTCTCGAAATCGCCCTCCATGCTTTTCTTGAGCGCCTTGCGCATTACGACCTGCATGCCGAATGGCACGTTCGAGTTATGAACGCCCCATTGCGTGGCCGAGGTCATGCGGGTAAACACCGCAACGCCCTTCGATAGGTAACCGCGCGACTTGATGGCGTTGAGGTCGTTGTTGGCCGTGCCGGAACGAAGAACCGATTTCACGATCACTTCGCCCTGAAACTCGTTGGCAGGAGCGACGATCAGGCTCGACGGCTCCAGATGGATTTTCTTGTTGTTGTTATCGACGCCATTGGCGCGAACCGTAATCAGCATCTGCTCGGCAGAGGTCTGCGAGAGCGCGGAGGAAGTTGCCAGTATATTGCTTGTAGTGCCGACCGCAATGGGATGTGCTGAGTTGCCGAACGAAACGCCGTCGCCACCCGGATAGGACGAACTGAAGGCGGTGTTGATAACACTGACGCACAAATCTTCCTTGGTTTCGATCAAGGACTGCGCCAGATGCTGCGAATAGACCGAGCCGATGCGGATATGGTCGCCGTCCTCGATCAGCGTTGAAGTCAGGGCGAACGCAAGTCCGTAGCGCTTGTAAAAATACTCCTTCAGGAACAGAACGCCGCCAGCCTGGTAGGTGACCGGCATGCCTTCGGGAAGCTCGGGCGCAGCCCCGAAACCGAACAGAACTGGCTCTTCGTGACGGTCGCGCGGAATGCCGGTCTTGACCTTGAACACCTGCAGATATTCGTCCTTGCGCTGATCGTAAACGCCGTCGAACTCCTCGTTGAGTATCGGCTCGACGATACTCCGGAAGTCGGTATTTCTCATAATATTTGTGGCCATTGTCTTTGCTCCCTGTTAGCTGCTCCCGATTACACGGCCACCTTGTTGGCAATGTACTGGCTGCGAGCGATCATCACGCGAACTTCCGTGTAGGCATCTCCCCACGCATTGACGCCGTTCATGGCGGGCGAAGGCGCAAGCTCGACGATGCGAAGCTGTTTCTGGCCCGAAGTCGTCAGCGACGACGCCGATGCGGTGCAGGTCGAAAGGCCGACGACGGTTGAACCACTGCCGATGGTGGCCGACGTAAAATCCACCTGCCCACCGATGCTTTGGGCGAGCGATCCATCCGCCTGAATCTGGAACACCTCGTTCGGATCGTCCCACACATAAACGTACATGAGATTGGTGGATTCATAAGTTGTGCCGGCGATCCATTGATCGTAGGAATGCGGAATGCCGGAACTGTCGAAATAGGTAACTCCGGCGAAGACGCCGAGAAAATCTGCGGCGGCAGTGGCGGCAATAAGCTGCCCGCTGCTGTTAAGGGCGACCGGCTGATATTTTAGAATGCCGGTACCGTAGCCGGAGGCGATGCCGTAATCGTAGCGCCGCGCCGCCGCCATGCCCTGCGGGCTGTAGGCGGGCCGAAGGCCGTATCCGTTAAGCGTAGCCGACATAAGCCATTCTCCCTGTGTTAAGCAATTCCCGCGAAAGACGGCGCACGCACTCTGCCGAGTTGCGCGTATCCGTCAGACACCCCGTTCTTGAACTCGCCGCCGGTATAACCAAGCGGATTTCCCTTGCCGTCCTCGCCGACGTGCACACGGCTCTTGAGCGCTTGAATCTGTTCGAGCGGCAGATCGTGATGAAGGTATTTCATGTCCGATTCCCAGATGTCGTGTGGAATCTTCGCCAGCACCATCTCGTTCACCATGATGCGGTCGGAACTCGCTTCACCGGCCTTCTGCGCTGGCGCGAAGCCGGGAAGTTCCGATGGCTTGACAAGCTCGTATCCCACGCGAAAGCGGTATTCGAGCGAGTCTTTCTGGTTGGTGGTGGTGAGATAGCAGAGGTGGTAGCCGGGAATTTGCGGAGGAACCGGCAGTAGCGTGTTCACGTCGCGCAGCATGGAATTCCGCTCCTCACGCCTGATCGTATCGGAAGTCTCGCGATCCTCGGTCGCCGCGCGTTCCGGACGACTGGCGCGGCTCTGCGAAGACTGCGCACGTCTCGCGATACGTTCGTCGGTGTGAGGAGTTGATGCGTCTGTCATGCTAAACCCTTTGGCCGTTGGGGTAAGCAAGCGAGACGCAAGCTGGAGGTTAAGCGCCCAAAAGACGCACTGGCCTCTGTGAGAGCGATTTATCTCACAGATTTCAAATTCTGTCAAGCATGTGTTTTTACCGCGAATAACTGATAGAGCGGAACCTGCGGAATGACAATCATTTTGCGCTGGAAGATATTGAGAAACGTGTCGATTGCCGGTTTCGGCATGCGGTAATGATCCTGTTCGCCGGCCACCCTGTTCTGCCAGATATAGTCGTCGAAAATCATCATGCCGCCGATCTTTAGTAGATAAAACGCCATCACCGCATCGCTCAAAACATCCGGCGCTTGATGAGAGCCGTCGATGTAAGCGAGATCGAATCCCCTCCCTTCAGTCAAAAGACGCGGCAGCATTTCACGGGAAAGGCCTTTTAGTTTCCTCAAACATTTACCCGGCGCCAGGAACTTCTCCGTGTTGCGGTCAAAACGATCTTCCGCGCCATTCATGTCAGTAAAATTTATATCGTCGCTACCTTCCCAGCTATCGACGCAAACAATATGCAGAGGGTTGAGGTTTTCGAGCAGGTAGCACGCCGACATTCCCTCAAAAGAGCCTATTTCAAGCACGCTTTGCGGTTTTCGCGGCAATACAAGGTCTCGCCATACGGGGATGTTGTGAGAAAACCAGTCTTTTGTAAATTCGGGCATTAGCCCTCCACTCCCGTCACGATCACCGGCAATCGTTCGCGTTCCCCGGTAAAGCCGTGCGGAATCCCGCCATTGATCTGCATGTTGTAAGGACCGTCGAAAATGCAGCGTCCGACATGCGGCAAGTTCTCGTCGATATAGGCGAAAAGCTCGAAGCCGTTCTCCCTCGCCAAACGGCAGAAATGAAAATCTTCGGACTCGTATTTCAATTTCCCGTCGGTATCCGTCACGAGTTCATGACGGAAAAACAGATGCTGCGGCTTGTCCTCTTCGCCGCCGAAGCAATGATAAAGCGGCACTTTCGGAATCAATCCTTCGAACACGTTGCGCCGGATCAGAGTCATGCCCATGCCGAGACCTTCGGCCAATATCATCCAATGACGCCCCCCCAGCGAGCCGACATTGCGCGGATGCTTGATCGTGTATTCCGGCCGCTTTATTTTCTTGCGGTAGGGAACGCCGACGATATCGACATTTTCATTCAGCATGCGCAACGGCAAATCGGCGGCCCACACAACATCATCGTCGATGAAAAGCATGTGCGAGCAGCTTCCGCGCACGAATAGCGTCGCCAGAATATTGCGGGCGCTGTCGATGCTGGACGTGCAGATATGCGCGGTTTCGTAAACGATCCCGGCGCTGCGCAGCACTTGCGTAGTGGCGGCAAGGCACACGGCGTAATTCACGTCAACGCGCCCATCCTTGCATGGGGTGGCTATGAGAACGCGGGGCAAATCGGTCACATATCTCCTCCATAAAAATAATCCTGAATTACGGTTTTTACAAAATCAGCCACTTTATGCCTTGAAACATGGGTGCCGTCCCCACCTATGACGCACGAGGTATTACCATCAAAACTCCAGGCTACGATAGCATAACCGCCCATATCATTCTTTCTTCGATCATAAACACCGGCTGCCTGACGCCGGTAACTGGACGCAAATTCCTGCGCTCTGTTATTACGGTAAATGTATAATTTAGCGCCGCCGCTTTTTAGCCGCACGGATCGCACGCGCGGAAACGAAACATCATTCATCTCTTTTGCGCCCTAACTTGCGATCAGCTTTCGCGCGAATTTTCGCCGCTGCCGACGGGGACAGTTTCCCGGCTTTCACCATCTGCGATGCGCGGGCAAGGGCATTTCTGGCATGGGATTTGTCATTAACCGGATAGCTGCGCCCCGGCCCCGCAAATGAGGACTTCGGCAGTTTATTACGCGCCCTTGTTGTCAGCTTTGCCATGTTCGAACTTCCTCTCTCTCGGTTGAAAAACGCGGAATCCGTCGGCAGCCGTGCCGATCACGTCGTATTTTTTGCGCAGCGCGAAAAGAAACGGCTGCCGCTGCCTTGCGTCAATCGCCTCGAAATCCTGCGGCGCGATAAAGCTGCCGATTCCATTCGGCGTGCATTTGCAGCTTACTTCCTTGCCGTCCGGCATCTGAAGCGTAAGACGATAAATGTCTTTCATTCCGCCGCCTCCCGGTTCTTGATGCCGTCGAGATATTTTTTAATCATTTTATTTCTCTTGTCTACGTCATCCCACATCCCGGCCTGCTTGAGATTATCGATATAGGCCGTCGGCAATGAAATCTGCACCTTGCCGTTCGGCAAATCATGGCGGCCGCCACCTCCGCTTACGGGAGGCGAGACGCGCTTGCGTGGTGCGGGCCTGGCTGCTTCGTCATCTCCCCCCTCATCGTCCGGCTTACCGATGCCGCGCGCCTGCAACCGTTCGTCCAATTCATCCCAATAATCGTCGGTTGCCGGATCGTACCCTTCTTTGGCTATCTTGGCGGCAATGACGTTCGCCACGGCGCTGTCGTCGTCGCTTTCGGCTGGATCGAACCATGCGTTCCTCGCCGCCCACTCTTGCGCTTTGGATGTAACGCGGGGATTGGCTTGCGGTTGCTGGCGCGGCTGAGCCTGCTGCGCCGCTCGTTGCTTGATGGCATCCAGTTCGTCGATGCGCTTCTGCGCGTTATACATCTTGCGCATGGCCTCAGTCGCCTTGGCCGCATCCGCCTCCCCGAACGCCTCAATATGCTGTTTTTCCGCATCCTGAAAAGATGAAACCGCTTCGTTCCATGCCGTGGTGAATTGGGCCTGATCGAGATTGGCGATCCTGCCGTCGAGATTGCCGACGATGTTCTTGATTTGGGCGTTTTCTTCCTGAAGCTGCCGTATCAAGCCATCCTTGGCGTCGATTTTCTTGCGCAGGTTTTCCTTGCGCAAATGACGCCGTTCGCGATTGCTGAGTTTTGGCCTGTCCTCATCACGCTTGCGCCCCAACCGTTCGTCGCGCTCGTCCCTCTGCTGCGCCCGGTCTTCGGCTGGCGATGTCTGGGCTTCACCCTTATCCTCGACAATTTCGTAGTCAGGCGCGTCTCCTTCCTTATCGTCAGCTTCATCGGGCGCGTTTTGCGATTCATCGCTCACACGAATTTTGTTGAGAACGATTGTATTGGGGGCGTCTTCAGGTAAATCAACCATTTGTTTCCTCCTAGATGTAAGCCTTCACGTCGAGCGGGTTGCCGGTCTTTACGCCAAGCAAATCGATGTCGCTAACCAGCATGAACAAAACCCACCGCTTCTTTTCATAGCCAAGGTGCATGGCTTCCTCGGCCTCATGGATGATCTCCCATCGATCCTGATTGTATTTGGGAACCCGGACATAATCGCCAATCTTGCACCATGCGCCTTCGGGCCATTCCTTAAGGGTATCCCGGTTACGGAACGCCACTGGCCCAATATCCCTAACGCGTCCTATTTGCGTATTCCACTTTTCTGTCTCGACAGTCTCGTCCGGCAAATGAATGCCGTTTTTGAAAGTGACGGGCGAACGCAATTGCACGATGAGCTTATGGCCGAGAGGCCTGAATTGCGGATCGATTTCCGGGAATGCCTGCGCAACCCTCTCGGCATCGGTAACCTTAAGCGGCATAATCTTAAGTGGCTTCAGCTCAACCATCGTCATTCTCCTTCAAATCCTCGCCGATCATCGCGATGGCCTCCCCGAGACCTTCCCAGATGCCTTGCAGCCGCTTCAACTCTTCGTTCGAAATGTTGCGCTCGAAAACAGCCTTTTGCATCGCTTCCCGGCGCTGCGTCAGCTTGTGGACGATGCGTTCTGGTCTCACTTCTTCTTGCCGCCTTTTTGCTGCGGAGTTTTCTTGCCCATCGCCAAAAGTTTATGCTGGTTGGTATTCTGGGCGTTCATTTCTTCGCTCATGCCGTTTCTCCTGTTTGTGTTGGGTCGTCTTCGCTAAAAACCGGCTTATCGCTATCGGTTTTTGTTTTCTCTTCGGCGAGAACTTTTTTCAGTTCCTCGTCGGACTTTTGGTTAATTGGTTCTTTTTTATCATAAAATTCTCGTTCTCCAGACATTTGTTACTCCTTCGGGCTGTTTTCGGTTGAAGACCCATCCCGCAACTGTGTGACATGGCCGGACATTTCTTTCAGAAGCGCAATCCACATCGCAGTGTCGTTGTTGCGCGCTGCCTTTTCCAGTTCGGACGCGGCTTGAATGCGCGATTTCTGAATATCGGCGTCATGGTCAAGCATCGCCTGCTGCGCCTTTTCCTGCCTGGAGGCGGCGTCGGATTGCGCCTGCTGCGCGATTTTCGCTTGGCCTAATTGCCCCTGCATCTGCACGTTGGAAGCAGCCACCGCCACCATCGGATCTGGGGGCGGCTTTGGAGCGTTCGCCTGCATATGCTGCACGGCGGCTTGCATCAGCGGAGGTATTTTGGTGAAAGCAAGATCGAGCGCCTTGAGAACGATTGGCGATGACCGCGCCAACGCCTCTGCTGCTTGCGGGGAATTATCGGCGTCGGGCTGCGCTGGCAATCCGGCGTTCTGCTTCATCAACTCCTGATAAAACGTGAAAATATGATCCTGCACGTGATTAAGTGCAGCAACGATGTAATGCGGTGACATAGCTGGGGAAAGGCCAAGCATCGGGTTGGTTGCGAAGTCGGCATGCACCTGAATGTGGGCTTGATGATCCTGTCCCTCGAAAGCCTTGACCGGCCCTCCCGTCGCAAGCGCGATATTCTCGTCACATGGATTGGTGGGAACCGGCTGCGGTGTATCCGGCAATATTTCCTGATAGTTGGGAAATTTCATTTGCTCGAAGCTGCGCTTCATCAGGGCGCGGATATTAACCCCGGTCGCCTGCAACACCGGAGCAAGCTGGGGGCCTACTTGCGCCATCTGCACAAGCTGCTGAAAAACCGCTTGTATCTGGGCGAAGCGCTGGGTCTCGCTGAATATGTTCGGATCGGAAACCGGCTCGACATCCATAGGCCCGTCGAAATCGGCGCGCAGGATATAATCGTCCGGGTCGCTGCCGTATTGAAACTTTTCCGGCAGATGCTTGGCGTTGAGCCGGTGCAGGATGGCAAAGGCGCGGCGCTGGCTATCATGCAAGCGGGCATGTATGGCCGAAAAAACCTTGGCCCCCTGCTCGATCAGAGCCATCGCGGTGCCGACCGGCATGTTGTTGGTGGCGTCGGCGATCTTTTCCTCGGCGGTCGTCACGACTCCCTTGGCGGCACCCTGCAAAAAGCCCAGAAGCTGAAACAGCACGGGCGACGGGCCGGGAAACGGCAACGGCATCGCGATTTTGCGGATATCGTCGGAACCGAGTGAATCGATTTCGGTGGCCTGCGTTATTTCAATGACGTTGGACGCTCCCCCTGGGGGCCCCTTCAGCTTGATCGCGGTCGCGGAGTTGGCGATCAGCGCCGAATCGAGAATGGCGCGCAATGCTCCTGTCAAAGCATCAGACAATCCGCCGATAAGCTGCTCAAGCCCGATGCCGTAAGCGCCGCGCCACGGAATGAAATTATAATCCACAGTATTTTCAAGCTCGGCGTAAACCTGCGTGTCGTCCTCATCCCAGTCTCGGTAGAGCGCCAGCACATTGCGCGTCTCGCGGTCTATAGTGATGAGATAGGGAACAAGCCGATCTTTCGGCGCTTTTGGGTCATCGATCTGCTCCTGCACGACGCCTTCGTAAACGATACGGTCGCGATCCTCGCTATAGTTATCTTCCTTGCCTTCTATTTTGGCGGTTTGCTCTTCGGCTTTCGTCGGCTCCATGTCGCCGCCGCTTGCCTTCGGGAGCGACCAATCACGGTACTCGCCGGCATCGATCTTTTGCCGCATATCGTATTCGCTTAAATCGAGACGATGAAACTTGCGCTGGCTGTCGGAAAAGTTGGTGGCGTTGTAGGGCAGGATAAAATAGTCGATCGGAACAAATTCCGTATTGATGCGATTTTTAAGCGGCGACCACCAGAATTTCTGGAATTGCGTGCCTCCGGCGGGTAGCTGCGTCAACAGTTTTTCAAGTTCGCTGCGGTAGCCGCGAATTTGCTGCGTTAGCTGCCAGTTCATAAAGGCGCACTTGCGCCTGGCGCGCTCGCTCTTGTCGCGATTCGGCTTGCCTTCGATTTTCGTCCTTACGGGGCCGTTGGGCGGAAACAGTTCCTTGATGGCGGAAGCTGCGAAATCGACATACGCCTCAGCAAGAACCGGGTGCGTTGCGCGGCTGGCTCCCTCGAATGATGCACCCCCTGGCGCAGGCTCAGCGATGCCGGTCTTTTTCAGGCCATCCGCATATTGCTCGTCGCGTTTTTCGCGGGCCTCTATGTCCTGATCGATAAGATTGAGATACTTTTCGGCCAGATCATTCAGCGCATCGTCCGGCAAAGAAAGAGCTAGATTCTGATAAAACTCGCCGTCCAGCATTGATTGCGGCGCGAGATCGGCATCGATCAAAACGCTGGTCGTGCCATCGGGGTTTGGCGTTTCGTCCGGAACCGGCGTGGCAATGGCAGATGGATTTACGTCAACGGCGCTCGTTTCGAGCATGGAAAGCACACAAAGCGTGAGGTTTGTGCGCCAGTTTTCGCATCGCAATCAGGACGAAAGCCGTTAGCAATCAGTGGCGATTGCGTGATGATTATCCACAACGCATTGAGTTGTCAAGCGGGTCTCATGTGTTCATTCCAAAGATTCGTACCGTGCAGAATATCATGAATGAGTTCTGCGCGGTGACCAATCCATAAAGCATCGCTGACGCGGAGGCGTTTTTCTACTGGGATATCATGCAGTAAAGCAATAATATCCGCCTCTATTTTGGCGGCTTCTTCATTCGATAAATTGGGGTTTTCCAATTGGGCGCGTCTTTGCAAGAATTGGTCGCGCATCTTGTTAAGGGAAACTAAATCGTTCACAGCATCATCTTTCCGCGCCACTCGCCGCACCATGCGGCTTCCTGCACCGGCGGGAATTGCCCCATCCATACGACCCCCTGCTGAGTATTGATCGGAAATGCCGACGGAGGCTTGTTGCGGCAAAATCCTGATTTCAGGTTTTGTGGATCGACCATCCAGAATTTGCAGTTAGAGCATTTCTGTGCGGCTTGCGCGACTGCGACGGCGGTTTCGGAGTTGATGGTTTGCTTGAGTTCGATCATTTGGATTTTCCACCCAGCACGCCGCATTAAGCGCATCTATACCGCTATATGTCAACCGTACACGATCTTTTTTTGCTGTCTTTTCCAGTACCCTTGCTTTTCCAGCATGCCGGCACTCTTCATCCATCCGGCTTTCGCCATCCAGCTTAAAAACATGGTTAACGAATCCACGTAGTCTTTCTTGCTCCCATCTTCCAGCGTATCCGGGCCGAAATAGCATAACTGATCGAACATCTTCTGCGCCCAGTCACAAGTTGCTTTAAGCGGCACCCCGCCGTGGCCGGTGCGGCGGGTTTGCGGTAGCCATACATAACCGTTGCATACCAGATGGCTTACAAGATGAGCGCGCTGCAGCTTGTCGGCACTGCCGGGATTGTAGGCGTAAGTCGGTATCTGCGCCCGCCGCAATTCCTGTATCAGGCTGATTCCGCTAACCTTTTCCTCGCACAGAACGGCATCCGCCGTCTTGTCGTTAAGGCCGTATTTGGTGGAAAATTCGGCGATGACGCGCTGGCGCAAATCGGGAAAGCCGATCTTGTCGTCCCAACAGTCGAGCAACAACGCCGAATATTCCTGCCTGCCTTCCGTGGCCTTGAATAGACCCCACACCGTGCAAGCCGTGTCATCGGCAGTCTGTTTTTCGCTGTAGGCGGTATCGTAACTCTGAATGATAAGATCGAAACGCGGCAACGGCCTGTCATGCGGCCACCAGTTCCACCATTCGCGCTTAAAGACGGCCGACATCGACAAATCAAGCACTTGTCCGTAAATTTCCTGCCGCCCAAGATCGGTGCCTTCATATTTGATAATCTCGTCGAAAAAACTTTTCGGCAAATTGGCGCGGTTAGCATATGTGCTGCTGTGGATTGTCACCGTGCGTTTGTCGGCGATAATGTTGCGCACGAGCTCGATTGGCTTAGGCGTCGAGGTGATGATCTGGCGCGGCCTATCGCCAAGGCGCAGGCAGAATTGCGCCATGTCCCATGTTTCCTGCGGCCTAAGCCATGCAGCTAACTCTTCGTTCCACAAAAGATGAAAACTTGGGCCCCGCAATCGCTCAGGAGTATCGGTCGAATAGCCAAAAATAATGCTGCCGTTCTTTAGCTTAATTTCAGCCAAGCTCTTATTATAATTATCAATTAACTCATTCGGGCAGCACGCCAATATCCCGGACTCACCCTCAAAACAAGTGCGCCGGATATCGTTATGAGTTGGAGCAATAACGCCGACGCGCCAGCCGGGATTCGTATAGGATTGCCACCACGTTTCCTCCGCTGCTGACTTTGTTTTACCGGCTCCCCGTCCACTGCACCAGAATACCGTTGTCCAGTCACGTTCCTGCGGGACGATCTGATCCGCCCGAGCGTGGCTTATCCACTTCATCCGCGCCGCTACCGCTAGTTGCTCGTCCCTTGGTAAGAGCGGAAACGACTGATCGAACTGCGTTTGTAGCTTCTCCGCGTACGCTGACTCCAATGTCCCCTCCGTCTTTGCCGGCCAATTCAACCGACTGCTTATCCCCATATTTCTTAGGTGCCATGCGGGCAATCTGCCACATCAGCGTGTGCACAATCAATTTGGAGCGTTCCACGTTGTCCCCGGTGCGTTTTTCGATAAAAGTTCCATCCTTTGTTTTTTTAAGAGTTACAATATCTCCGTTGAGCGGCGTAAGGGCCGTGGACTGCATGATTTCATGAAGAGCATCGGCCCGGATTTCCGCGCAAGCACGATATTTCTGTCTAAAAGTTTCATTTTTCGCAAGCCAGCGGAAGACCATTTTTTGAGTCGGCATGTCAGCGTCTTCGCAGATGGACTTGAGACTGCGCCCTTCATTCATGCGTGCACAGATCTCGTCGGCCAGTTCGGCGGAATAACCGCTGGGTCGTCCGGGAGGATTTTTGGTAGGCATGCGCAACAGTTTACCACGTCATAGGTGTCTTCGTCCATTATATTGGGCTACGACAACAAGAGCGAAAGGCCCCAGCCAATGATGTCCAGACCGACGGAGACGGAACGGCAGCTTGACGAGTTCCTTTGGGAGCATTTGGGCGACCGGACGATAAATCGAAGCGTTTATCGAGGGGCTTATGATCGGCTTATGCAATTGATCGACGAACGCCGGGCGCGCGATGGGCAATTATATACTTGACTGAACAAACCGCATGTGTCATAATCTCCAAAACTAGGGAGAACGGCCATGCAGCTATCCAATCCAGTATTCCACGATGAAACTGCCGCCCGCAAGCATTTAGAGGCTCTACGTTGGCCTAATGGCGTGGTCTGCCCCTTCTGCGCCAAAACCGAGACGGTTAAGCCTCTCGGCGGCAAGAGCATGGGCGACGGCTGGTATCATTGCGGCGAATGCCGGGAGAAATTCACCGTTCGCGTCGGCACGGTATTCGAGCGTTCTAAAATCCCCTTACATAAATGGCTTTTGGGCTTCCGGCTCATGGTTTCGAGCAAGAAAGGCTTTTCCGCCCATCAGCTTCACCGGACTTTGGAGATAACCTACAAGTCGGCATGGTTTATGGCGCATCGCATTCGGGAAGCGATGAGAGACGGTAGCGTTACGCCGATTGGTGGTGAAGGCAAAACAGTGGAGATCGATGAAACCTATATCGGCGGCAAGGAAAGCAACAAACACGCGAATAAGCGTAATCCTCTCGCATCGGGCGGTTCAGGCAAAGAGCCGGTCGTTGCCCTTGTCGAACGTAAGGGCAACGTGCGCTCTTTCCATGTGCCGGAAGTAACCGCCCATAATGTCGGCGCGATCCTGCATAGTCAGGTTTGCAGGAAAACCCGTCTCATGACCGACGAAAGCAGGGTTTATAACCGCAAGGTCACAGGTGCTTTTGCCGGACATGAAACCGTCAATCATAGCGCCTACGAATACGTGCGCGGCGACGCTTACACCAACACGATTGAGAATTATTTCAGCCTTCTAAAACGCGGCATCGTCGGCACCTATCATCACGTGAGCCAGCAGCATTTAAGCCGGTACGTGAGCGAATTCGATTTCCGCTACAACAACCGCAAAATCAAGGATGGCGAACGGGCAGATATTGCGCTCAAGGGTATTGAGGGCAAGCGCCTGACGTATCAAGAAGCTCATCCTGCCAAACAAACAGAAACTAGCGTTTAGATACGCGTCTAGGCTTCTTTGCAGCCGGTTTAGCTTTTGGCTTGTGCGGACTCGGCGGCATGGATAAGGCTCGCTTGAGCGCCGCTTCCATGCGCTTGTCGGTTTCCTCATCGGATCGCGTTTGAGACTTCATATGGCTATTATCAGTTGGCAAGAAGGAATACGCAAGGCCGATGAACACGCTCTATGGTCTATGCGCGGAAAAGCTATTCAAAATTACGCCAATCTTGAACAGGCTTTATGCCGTATATTTTCACTCATTAGCGGTACAGATGAAGATGTAGCGACTATCATCTTTTTTAAAATATCAAGCTACGACGCCCGCAATAAGATTATAGAAAAATTATTCAAGAAAAAGTTTGGCGCAGCATACAATCTGTTTCGAAATTCTCTCTTAGAAGACTTGCGCCCAATTAATATAGAGAGAAACGAGATTGTCCATTGGGGCGTTACAAATATGATGAGCGCCAACGAAGCGAGCGAAACGATTGCCACACTTACGCTGAAACCACTTACCGCTTGGATGTTCGATCCTAATGCCCCCAGCAAAACCACGGATGATTTAATAACTTTTAGCCATAAATGCTGGTTTTATGCGCGGCTGTGCAATATGTTTTACGTTATCGAAAAGGGAACAATGATTAATTTTCCAAAATCCGAGCGGCAGACATGGATCGATATATTTCAGCAACCAATAGTCTATCCGCCTCCAGAGGCTCATCCGTTATACCTGAAGCCACAAGCTTAGCCCATCCCGCCTCAATCATCGCAGGGGTGATTTCGATTTCCGGCCTGTCACGCGCAACATCGTTACTCATTTCCGCCTCGTTCAGTCAAGTATATAATTGCCGCGCGATGCGCTCTTGCAACAGGACGCAGAGGAGAATCGGCTTTTCTTGGCATGGCCGGGATTATGCCTCGAATCAGGCGAAAAGCAAGAATTGCAAGAATTTTGATTTTTTCAAAGCGGGCAGAAATACCCATTGTTAAAACAACAATACATATCAATAGGTTATCTGCCGTAAAAATAGTGCTCGCCTTTCCGCTTAAAATAATTTAAAGTTCTTCTCATCAAGGCGCATAGCGCAACCCTCAACCCAGGGAGATAAACATGATCACCAACAGCAAGCAAAACTGGACAATCGGATCGACGGTCAAGGTCGGCTTCCTTACGCTTCGCGTCAAGGCCGCCATCAAAACCCCCGGCGATTACCTTCCCGATGTCTACATCCT